TAAATAAAAATTATACACTTTTATACACTCTCTATGTGATATTATATAAACATAGAGATATGCAAAGTTAGGGGAAACAGTTGCTACGCACTTAATCAATCGGACTATGTTTCCGTCTTTGCTATTTCTATAACCGCTCTTTCCTCCATTCTTTCCTCCTTAATAGACCACCCTTGCAACAGTGAGGGTGGTTAGAATTTTATGGGAGAATAATAATAACAGGAGCTACAACATGATTATTAAAATAACTAATGGCGATTTATCAGAAAAAGAAATCAATGCCTATGTAGAATATGGTATGAAAAAATATCCTAATAATAAAATCAGGGCTATGGAAATAAACATTGACGGTGAATACGTTGATGTTAAATATATATTCGATGCTATCCCGTTCCAACGCATACGCAGGATAACTGGGTACTTGGTTGGTACGCTTGATAGGTTTAATGACGCTAAGAAATCAGAGGTTGAGGATAGAGTTAAGCATAGCTTGTAGTGTAGCGTTATCATAGCTACAAGAGAGCCTAAGAGTTTGTTCTAGGGCTATAATTATACTAAAATTAAGACTGAGAGGTGGTGGCAATGTCTGAAAATAAAAAAGGCAAGTATTATACCCACGTTGAGCCTAAGCTTTCCCTTGTTGAATGCTGGGCGAGAGATGGGCTAATAGATGAGCAGATAGCTAAAAATCTTGGTATCGCCTACTCAACTTTTAAGGATTATAAAAAAAAGCATCCGGCTTTTTCGGCGGCCCTTAAAAAGGGTAAGGAAGTTGTTGACTTTGAGGTCGAAAATGCATTATTAAAAAGGGCATTGGGATATAAATACAATGAAATTACACAAGAGCCTGTTGAAGTTGGCGAGGGCATAACAATGCTTAAAACTACAAAAATTGTCACTAAACAAGTCGCCCCTGACACAACCGCCCAAATCTTCTGGCTAAAAAATAGGCGTCCGGACAAATGGCGAGATAGACCAAAAGCGGAGACAGATGAGGCTAACGGAATGTTAGAGGATTTGATTAAGGGGTTAAAGCAGGATGAGTAAAATCTACAGCGATAAACAGCTTGCGTTACTTAAACTTTGGCAACAGAATAAACTCAAACGTATTAACCTGTTAGAGGGCTCTGTTCGTTCAGGCAAGACATGGATTAGTCTTGTGGCATGGGCGTTCTTAGTGGCGTCAATGCCTAAAGACGGTAACTACTTGATGGTGGCTAAAACGTTGACTTCCCTCCGCCGTAACTGCTTAGACTTATTGCAGGACTTAATTGGGACGGCTAACTTCACCTACTCCCTGTCCAAAAAAGAAGCTGTTTTATTTGGCAGATTAGTTTATTTGGAGGGAGTGAACGATGCTAGGGCGGAGAGCAAAATACGAGGAATGACTTTGCAAGGCGCGTATTGTGATGAGCTTACGCTGTTCACAGAGGACTTTTTCAGCATGCTGCTGTCAAGACTATCATCCAAAAATGCAAAGCTGATTGCAACAACCAACCCCGACAGCCCCTATCATTGGCTAATGGAGAAATATATAAACCGTAAAGGCGAGCTGGATATGCTTGTCCTTAAATTTTTGATAGACGATAACCCTTACCTTGACCCTGAATACGTGGCGAATCTGAAAAAAGAATATACAGGGGTGTTTTATGACAGGTTTATTCTTGGGCTATGGGTTGTTGCAGAAGGGCTTATTTATCCAGAGGCGGCAGAGGGGGCATATACCGTTCCATTTGACCCTAATCGCAAATACACTAGTTACACTGTATCAATCGACTATGGCACGCTTAACCCCTGTTCTATGGGTTTATGGGGCTTATCCAAAGGAACGTGGTATCGCATCAAAGAGTATTATCACAGCGGCAGAGATACCCGCAGGCAACTTACAGATGAGGAGTATTATGATAAACTTGTTGAACTTATAGACGGATTACCAGTTAGGGAAATCATAATTGACCCTTCAGCGGCAAGCTTTATTGCCACAATACGCAAACACGGAAGATACCATGTCCGCAAGGCAGATAATGCTGTACTTGACGGAATCAGAAATACAGCTAAAGCCTTGCAAAATGGCAGTGTACGCATTTGCGATAACTGTAAAAACACCATTGCAGAATTTTCTGCTTATCGTTGGGACGAGAAATCCCAAGAGGACAAACCTATAAAAGAAAATGACCATGCTATGGACGATATACGTTATTTTGTTAATACGGTTATTGCTAAATCTACAGCCAAATTTATTGATATTGATATTTAGGAGGGCTTATGCTTACAAATTTAAACTGGCTTGATAATGGAGGCACATACCCTCCAGCAAGCGAAAAAAAGAGGATAGAACGCTATAAACTGCACGAGCAGTTATTTTTGTCCGAACATTTAAACGTACTGAAGGAACATTTCCATGAAATAGCTAGAAAAACACGTAAAAAGAATTATGACGTTGATACGATTATCAACTATCAGCAGTTATTATCAAAAAAGACTGCTGATTTTGTTTGTGGCGAACCCCCAACGCTTGAAACTGAACAAGATACAGATAAACTTGATAAGCTACTTGAGCGACAACGCTTTGACACAAGACTTTATGAGGCTTTTATTGACGTTAGCAGATATGGCAATGCGATTTTAAAGATTGTCGGCAAGAACATTACAGCCGTTTCTCCGCAATATTGGTTCCCTATTGTTGATAAAACAGATTTGAAAACGATAACACAACACGTTATCGCTTATCCGATTACGCCAGACGGTAAAGGCAAAATGACGGAATTATATGTTGAGATACACGATATAGGCAAGATTGAGCAACGTACATATAGCTTTGATAGTGATAAAAACGAGATAGGCAAATTGCTAGATAGCAAAGTTGAGCAGACCAATTTAAAAGACTTTGCTATTCAGGTGCTGACGAATATAACGCATTCGGGGAGTGTTTACGGTATTGACGATTACGCCATCATAAACAGCATTGTTGCTAAAATTATGTGGCGTTTGCATTGCATTGACAATGTGCTAGATAAGCACAGCGAGCCAAGTTTATCAGGACCATCTTCAGCTTTGAGTTATGATGAGAGATTTCAAAAGTATTATCTTGATTTAGGCAAGTTCTTTATGCGTAATAGCACCGATGACCCCGACACAAAATACATCACATGGGATGGTAACCTCGACAGTGCATATAAGGAGATTGACACGCTTTTAACTCAGCTCTACACGCTTTCAGAGATGGGGCAAGCGTTCATGGAGGGCGGTGGCGGCGGCAATGCATCCAGTGGTACAGCCTTGAAATTACGCATGGTATCCCCACGCATTAAAGCAGCAAGGCTTAAATCCATCAACACCGCAACGGTTAAACAAGTCATATCACTGTTGGCTCTTGTTAATGGCATTTCAATTGATTATAACAGCCTACGAATCACTTGGAATGATGGTTTGCCAGATGATGAAGTTGAGGAAACTAACCGCCTTATTGCAGCAACAGGCGGCAAGGCGATAATGTCGCAGTATTCCGCTCTAAAATCAATGGGATTAACGGATGAGCAGGTAGAGGCTGAACTGGAACAAATGGCAGAGGAGCAGGCGAATTCAATGCCTGTAATGTTATCCAGTGTTGATAAACACGAGGACGAGGAATTAGACGATGAAGAGGCAGACGAATAGAGAATTAGAAGCCCTTGTTAAAACCTATATAAATGCTCGTGATAAATTACTAGATATAATCATAAATTGCAAGGGCGTTGGCACAAAAACCTATTACAACACTGTTCTCAAAAACCTTACCGCTGAAATCAAACGGCTTGAGGCAGAAACAGATAAATATATCGGTTCCGCTATTCCTCGTGAGTATGAACAAGGCTTGAAAGATACATACGATTATTTCAAGAAGAATAATCTCACTATGAAAAAGCCTAGTGCATTTGCACAGATACACAACGATGCTATTTATAGCTTAGCACGTGAAATGCAGTATCACATCGGGCAGGGGTTAGAACAAGTAGGACGTCAAGTATTACGGTATCTTGATGAGAGCAGAGATAACGCCTTACGGAAAGCAGGACTTGAAGCAGCAGCTGAAAAGATTGCCATGGGTTCAACCGTTCAGGATATGAAAAATAATCTCATTGAACGATTGAAAAATGAAGGCTTTATGACGGTTCAATACGGGCAAGGCAAAAACGCTTATCAGGTATCGCTTGACGCATACGCTCAAATGGTAGCGCGCTCCACCACCAGAGAGGCGGGCAATTTGGCAAGGGAAAATCAACTTATCGAAAATGGGTACGATTTAGTCGAAATGACAACCCATTACCCTACTTGTGAGAAATGTGCGATGTATCAAGGCAGAGTTTACAGCATATCCGGAAAAGATAAACGCTTTCCAGCACTCATGGAAACAGCTTTTAAAAGTGGGTATCGCAACGTACATCCAAACTGCCGACATGTGATTGTGCCTTGGATTGAAGAATTGCAGACCGATGAAGAAATTAAAGAGATGATTTCAAAAAGCAATAAAGATTTCAAGGATATTCGTTCCGATGCTGAAAAAGGATTATACAGCAAGCAACAAGCTGAAAATCGCCGAATACGTCAAGACAGATACCAGTGGGAACGATATAAGCAGAGGCTTGGAGAGGATGCTCCTAAGAGTTTTCACGCATTCCGCAAAATCAAAAAAGCCAATAGCAAAGCATGGGAAAGCTTACAGGCTAAATACAAAGGAGGCGTTTAAAATGGTAATTAGCAACCGTTCACAAAACATTAATTTTGCGTGAAAGGAGGTGGTCTAATATCTCGCTTGATATGTGCGTTAACATATCATTTGGTCAGTCGATTAGACCTAAAATAGTCAATCCATAGCCGACAGTTACAGGCTTAAAACAACTTAATATGGAGGTTTATTATGAAAACAGAAGATTTAAAGGCACATGGTTTTACAGATGAGCAAATAAAATATATCATGGCTGAAAACGGCAAGGATATTGAAGCAGAAAAGGCTAAAATTAAAGTTGAAACTGAAAAGCTTGCAAAAGCGAACGAAACCATCAAGGCATTACAGGAAACTGTAAAAAAGTTTGATGGGGTTGACGTTGAGAAACTTAAAAAAGACTTAGCAGACGCTGAAACGAAATACAATACGGAACTATCAGCGGTAAAGCTAAATTATGCACTTGAAGCAAGGCTCGCTAAAGAGGGAGCTGTTAATTCAAAGGCGGTTAAAGCATTGCTAGACATCTCTAAAATTAGCCTTGATGGCGATAACCTTATTGGCCTTGATGAGCAACTCAAAGTTTTAAAAGAAAAGGAAAAGTGGGCGTTTACACAGCCTACACCAGATGTACCGGGGGTAGGCGGAAATCCCCCACCAACAACACAAACAAAAACACCGTTACCAAGCGGGACGGTAATATTTTAGGAGGTAATTTATTATGGCTAGAACTAAAGCATTGTCGCTGCTTCAAGCGGCAGGAACAAAAGCAGATTTAAATGAAATCTATGGAATTGTCATAGACAATATCCAAAAGGACACGCTTTCAAGCAGTTTGAAATCACAGGCATACACAGGCAATCCAGCGGCAGGAAGCGTTGAGTTTAAGAGATTTGTTAACTCGGCATCTAAGAACTATGGCACAGCAAGGACAGCATTAAAAGGCGACGCAATCACAGCACCGTCAATAACTGTAAACCTTGATACGCACAAGGAAATTGTTGAGGAAGTCGCAAAGTTTGATTTAGATACTTTTGGAGTAGGCTCAATTATGGCAAGGCGTGCGGCAAACCATATCGACACAGTGGTATCAGATTTGGATATCGCATTTTTTGCGGCAGCGGCAACGGCTGCGACAGCGGTAACGCCAACAGGCACAAAAGCAACTGAAAAGCTAGAGGAAGCAATTCTCGCTCTTGAAACCGTTAAAAATGATTATGTGCGAGGCGTGCCTAGAAACATGATTGTTGCGGTTGTATCCCCTGCATTTTACAGTGAAATTCGTACTGCATTAGATAGCTTACCAAATCCAAACGTTGACACAGCAGCAGAGGAATTTGGAATGTATCACGGTGTCAGAGTGTATAATGGGCTTAATCTACCTGACGGAGTAGACGCAATTGTAATGGCGACTGGTGCAGTTGCACAGCCTGTTGTTACATATCAATACGGTGAACCAGAGAAAATTCCAATGTCAAATGATTATGCAGTAAGTATGTTTTACGATTATGGCGTTAAAGCCCTTGCCCCTGATTTAATCTTTAAGCTTGAAACTGTACCATCAACGCTTGGTGAACTTGATGTAACATCTGTTGCAGGCACGGTAGCAAATGGCACTATCATAAATGTTGACCCAGCAACACCAGAAGCAGGCAATAAGTTTGTTTATAAATTAGGTACAGCATATGCAACATTTGCGTATGATGCTACGCTTACAACAGGCTGGACCGAGTTTAACAGCGGAGCCGAAATTGCCGCAGGAACTAGTACAAAGATTACTGTTGCAGAGGTTACGGCAGATGGAAGAGCTAGAAAGCGCGGTATAGCAGTACTAGTTAAAAAAGCATCATAATTGAGGTGCGAAACAATGCTTGAAGTCGGGACAAACACCTACGTCAGTAGAGAATTTGCAGACGAATATATCGCCAGTAGATACAGAAGCAATAGCAAAGACCGAAAGAGATGGGGAGAGCTCTCCGAAAAGGACAAAGAAATCCTCTTAATTAATGCCTGTGCTGAATTGGAAAACCTACAATGGCAGGGCAGAGCTGCTACAAAGGGGCAGGCGATGGCATTCCCTCGCTTGCCTTTTCAATACGGTAAGACCGATGAGGTTGCTCCTTTGCGTGTTAAACAAGCACAGGCTGAACTTGCTTTGTGGCTATCTGATGATACAAAACAAGCTAATCAATCCCAAAGGCTAGAATTACAGGCTCAAGGGGTGGAGAGTTTCAGTATTGGCGATTTATCCGAAAGCTACGGAAAAGGGGTTGGCGAAAAGCCAGTTCCTTTGTTATGCAAAAAAGTAGCTGATTTAATTGCCCCATACTTAAACGGAGGCTATGAAATATGCTAAATACTTATCTCAATCAAACAGCGGTATACCGCTGTAAAACTGGTATAAATGATAGAGGACAGCCAATATATGCAGCCCAGATAATGCTTCCCTGTCGACATCAACCTAAAATACAAAATGTAGTTACTGCAACAGGGCAAACAATACAGACGCAACATATCTATTACACCACGCAAGCAGTCAATGAGGGCGATATGCTTAACGGCAAGGTAATCATGGCGGTATCGACTTGGTACGGCTTAAACGGTGAGGCCATTGGATATAAGGCGGTGGTTTGATGGTTAAGTTTAAAATCGAGCTTGACAGCAAAGCACTTGATAAACAACTTGCAAACGCTTTAAAACGTAATCCTAAAGTCACGGCGAATACGGTTAAAGCTATAGCGCTAGATTTGCAAGGCAAAAGTGCGAAGCTTGCTCCCGTTGATACAGGTGATTTGCGCAACAATTGCAACGCTGATTTAAGCAAGGTTAATGGTTCTAAAGCAAGTGCAACAGTTGGTTATTCGCTTCCATACGCATTGAGGCAACACGAGGAACTGGGGTATAATCACCCTAAAGGCGGGCAAGCGAAGTTCCTAGAACAGCCGTTCTT